GGGGCAGCGGCGGCCCAGGAAGGAGACAACCATGCAGGAGTATAAGGACTGGGACGGCAATCTTCTGCCGGATCCTACGCCGCGCATCCATAATGTACATATAGGAGACACCATAAAGATCAAAATAAATGACGAGGATCGTATCGGCCGCGCGAGCAAATACTGCGAATACGAAGTCATAGGAGTTTACCCAAGGAACGTGCTGACCAGGGATAAAAAGACAGGATTCCGCCGGAGCTTTTCTTACGGAGATCTCCTGACAATGGGATTGGAGAACCAGGATCCGGAAATAGAGACCATGCGTAGATCATATGCAAAGGATCAGCGGAAAGAGAGCATATCCATGACACGCAGCTCCTTCAATCCGGACTATGATCCGGAAAAATACCGAAAGAAGAGGAAAAAGAAGAATGAAGACAGTGGAGAAGAAAATACTGCCGAAGTACTTCCAGGCAGTCCGGGAGGAAAAGAAGAACTTTGAGCTGCGAAAAGATGAAGATGATGTACAGCCGGGGGATGTCCTGATCTTAATGGAGTGGGAAAACGGAGAATACACTGGCCGGACAGAAGTACGCCGGATCCGGTATGTGCTCCGGGATGTACCGGAATATGGACTGATGCCAGGTTACTGTATCATCGGATGGTAAAGGAGTAGTGAAGAATGAAAGTACGAGAACTGGCAGAATATTGTAAATCAATACTGATTAACTGCAATAACTGCAAACATAAAACAGAGTGCGAGAAATTAGAAGATAAGCTGGAAGATATGTCACCTTATGGAGTCGTAGACATAGTGGATAGGGATGAAGAGTTAACTTAGGAATGGAGGAGGCGTAATGTATCGAGATGATAGATGGGAAAAAGGAATGTATGCAGATGACTTGGTAAAGTTCCGCTGCAGCTCATGCGGTGATGAATTTATAGCGGGGAGAACAGCGGTAGAAAAAGCAAATACTAAAGGTCATAACATATGCTGTCCGTATTGTGGCAGCAGGTATCCGGAAGAGCGGGTAAGCACCGATGGAGAGGACATGGAATTTTTGTCAGACGCAATGGGATGCTTGGCAATATACGTAGGTGACGAAGATAAACTAACTTAGGATTTAGTGGAGGTAACAAAATGGAAAAATTAAATCCTTGCAGGTACTGTGGAAAATCTAATATTGCCATTGAACGCTGGCGCAGTGGCGGAATGATGTATATGTGCAAATGCAACAATCCTGATTGCCCGGTTCCAACGGAGGGATATCCGAAAGGAAGAAATTTAGAAAAAGTAAAGGAAGAGTGGAATATAAGAAATACATTAAACTGAAATATTAAGATTTATGGAGGCATTTGTATGAGAAAAATACATGAATGTGCAGAAGATATAAAAAATATTTTAAATGATGCAGAACGAACCGAAGAGGTTGACGGAGATATGTTATGTAGTATTAATGAGTTGGTGGATGAAATTTTATCAATATATTGTTTAGAAAAACAACAAAGAAAAATGGCTATAGCTGAAGAAAATGAGATTCTTTCAGAAGAGGCTAAAAAAGCAGGATGGAAGTCTGGTGTTATGAACATCTAAACTGAAATATCGGAAAATTTGTGTAACAGAAAGGAGATATGTATGGCGAGACCGAAGAAAGAAGGTAAGAAGAACATCCGGAAGAACATCCGGGAGAATATCAGCATGGATCCGGAGCAGTATGAGAAACTGGTAGCTTACTGTCACCAGCAGGACAGACCTATCTCCTGGGCGATCCAGAAGGCATTGGACAATTATTTACCTGTGTAACGGTACGTATTATTACACAATGAAACTGAAATATTAGGATTTAACAAAGGAAGGTGAAAGTGTGAAAAGCATATTAAAGTATCCGGGAGCAAAGAATCGTCTTGCATCTTGGATATGCGAATACATACCGAAGCATGATGTTTATGTAGAACCTTTTGCTGGTAGCTTGGCGGTGTTTTTTAATAAGCAGCGCAGTCACATTGAGACAGTTAATGACATCGATGAAGAAATAGTAAATTTCTTCCGCATATTGAGAGATCGAAGTGACGAACTGGAACGTGCGATAGAATTTACACCATTTTCTAGGTCAGAGTATAAGGCAGCTTATGAACCATCTTATAATGATTTAGAGAGAGCGAGACGATTTGCTGTTAAATGCTGGATGGGATTTGGGTGCGGGAATTTGTATCAGAATGGTTTTAAATCAGGCCAACAGACTAATTCTCCAAATCCGGCCAGAGCGTGGAGCGAACTTCCTGAAATAATGAAACTGGCTACTGAGAGACTAAAGGGAGTTCAGATTGAGAATTTACCGGCCTTAGAATTGATAAAAAGATATGATACGGAAGATGTTTTTATTTATGCAGATCCGCCGTATTTACACGGAACTCGGAAAAATTATCTTTATAAACATGAAATGAAGGATGCAGATCATGAAAAATTGTTAAACGTGTTGGTTAAACATCCGGGAAAAATTCTTCTATCAGGATATGATAATGATATGTATAACGATGTACTTCAGGGATGGAATAAGGTTCAGAAGAATACCAGAGCAGAGGGAGGACGTGCAAGGACGGAAACACTGTGGATGAATTATGAAGTTGAAAACGGACAGCTATCGTTAATCATGTAAACTGAAATATCGCAAAAATTGTGTAACGAAAGGAACAATAGGCATGTTAGGTAAGATGAATGATCTGATGGGCGGATATACCGTTATAGTTACAACCAAACAGGTCCAGCGGCGCAGACACAAAAAGAAGCGCATCAATAAAAAGTGGATTAAGCGGTATGGATACATCACCAAGGATTGGCAAAAACGCGGAGAAACGGTTGTAGATCAGGTACATATGACCATGTATATGAATCAGGCAACATATAATGATCTGATTATTGCTCTGAAGAATAGGTAAAAGAAAGGAGATAGGCCTATGCCAAGACCCAAGAAAGAAGGTAAGAAGAACATCCGGAAAGATATCAGCATGGATCCGGAGCAGTACGAGAGATTAATTGATTACTGCCGGCAGCAGGACAGACCTATCTCCTGGGTGATCCGGCAAGCGCTGGACAATTATTTACCGGCATAGAGCCGGAGAACCTTGAAAACTGAATATGGTTGGTGGTATAGTATTCTCAATATCAGGGAGGTGCGAATGCATGGATAGAGAATTTACGCAGACGATTGAGACTTACGGGAATCCTTTTTCAGTGTCTTCTGGAAAAGAAGCGGAAGAAGCATTTAAAACAGTCGGAATCGTTGTAAGAGCCAAAATCGAGCGGCTTTGCAATGAAAGAAGGTATGAAGAAGCAAAGGAACTTGAAAAAGCATTGATAACTATTAACAATGCAGATTATAACCACTAACCATAATCGGTCGGTGGTTTTTTGTTGGGTAAATATGTGTAATACTACGTATTATTACACAATAAAACTGAAATTTTAGGAACAGAGAGGAGAAACATGGGAAGAGAATTGAAGCGTGTACCACTGGATTTTGATTATCCATTACATAAAGTTTGGTACGGATATTTTGTAGATAACATTTCGTTTTGTATATCTTCGCAAAATGAGGAATATTGTGAAAATTGTAAGGAGTTTGCGAGGATCAAAGGGATTGATACAGAACAGTATGGATGCCCTAAATTTGATGAGTATTTCAAGCAAATTAAGGACAAATTAAAGGAACTCTGCGAACCACCGAAGGGAGAAGGCTATCAGTTGTGGGATACTACGAGTGAAGGGAGCCCCATAAGCCCTGTGTTTGAAACATTGGACAAATTGTGCAAATGGTGCGAAGTTAATGCAACTACCTTTGGTAAATTCAAGGCAACAAAGGAAGAGTGGAAAGAAATGCTGCAAGATGGCTTAGTATATCACAAAGAAGGAAATGCCATTATGTTTTAGTGGAGGAGAACGGGATGATGGATTTTTGCGAAAAAATAATAGCGGCATTCCCGGAATCCATCCGGACAGTGAAAGGAGTGATAGAAAAAGGAAAAATGTTAAAAGTGTAATAAGTATCACAATACACAATTTGAAATTCCAGCTGCAGAAGGACTGCAATCGTTACATAAAAACAGCGGTAGACCATCCGACCAAAGATAGCATCTACCGCTCACTGCTTAAGGACATCATATCATAATGTGATACCTTAGGCAACATGAAAGAGGTGCGCTTATGACGAAAAACGACCTGATCAACGAAGTTGCCTATGAATTGAACGATTTTTTAAGCAAGGAACAGATTGACCGCATGAAAATCACCTTGTATGTAAAATTACAGGACTTTGAGCTGGCAGAGATCAAACAGCTACCTATGACTATGGAGCATGACAATGAGTGGTTAATGCAAAGGTATTGTGTAGACGGCGTGGCAGCAGGACTCCATGCAGGGACAATACGAAGCTATATTGGGATAATAAAGAAATTCTTCGAATTTGTGAATAAGAATTATAAATATGTGACAGCGCAGGATATTACAGATTATCTTGCTATAAGGTCCTATCGTGATCACATCAGCCACAATTATAAATCCACAATATACCGGTACTTATGCACATTCTTTTCCTGGGCATTTAAAAAGAGGCATATCCAGGACAATATTGTTGACGGAGTAGATAAGGTTAAGCAGATCAAGAAAAAGAAGGTACGATTGACAGATGAGGAAGTTGAAACTATCCGCTACGCACTGCAGACACCGAAAGAAAAAGCTTTGTTTGAATTGATGATTTGTACCGGCATGCGAGTAGGTGAAATCTCTTACCTCAACGTGTCAGATATTGATCTGACAAATAAGCAGGTATCAATCTATGCCGAGAAGACAGACACCTACCGTACCGGAATGCTTACGCCGGTGGCGGTGATGG